GCCAAGTATTCGGCGGTTGTGTGTTTAGGTGTGTAGGTCATTTAATCGCTCCCATTAGCATTTCAAGAGTTACTTCAAGGTCATAAATAGTTCCTGAGTTATCAATAACGCGATCAAACACCCACTCATCAAGAGCAGTTTCTGAGATGTGATTATTTATTGGCGCGACCTTGCGTTCAACTCTCCAGACCTCACCGAATAGCCATTTAATGTTGTCAGCTTCATCGGGGAATCGAACATCGGTGACAACAACTTTATGGTCAGGCTCAACATCGCCTAATGCCAACTCAATCCACAAATTAGCATCTATGAGATTTCTGCCTACCTCTGTTCCAAAAGTCTGCATAAGTCGGCGAACCTCGGGAAGTTGCTTGGTGCGCTCCCAACCGAAATCATCAAAGTATTCTGAAAGGTGTAATGGGTATTCGGCGCGAGCAGTCACGATTGGATCAAGAGCAAACAGGCACTCTCTAATCTTGTCGGCAAAGGCAACTCGGCGATAGCCATAATGTTCAACGAGGATATTGGCGACTGTATCTTTCCCCGCGCCGGCTTTTCCTGAAAGGCCAATAATCATTTGCCACCCCATCCCCCACCGCGAAAATGCGCCGGTGTTGCTTGAATAACTTTGCTCATGGGCTTTTGGCATACAGGGCAATTAGGTACTGAGTCGTCTGTAAATTGCTGATACATCTCGATAGTTGAGGCATCGGCATTACAACGCCAGATATAGGTGGGCATTTAGAATAATCCAATCTGCTTAATGTCGGATGCAAGCCAAACGATGCACTCATTTCCGTTGGGGTTTTTGCGGGTTTTGCCTGAGTCATAAATCAATTCATCTTTGAGTAATGAGAGGCGAGTAGGGCGAAGGGTATCGCCAGGCATTTTGAGGATTGCTTGTAGCTCTTGATCCGTTGCGCCGTATTCCTGTTTATCAAGAATCAACTGATAAACCTTAGCGCGATTAGAACCAAATTTAGGCAGAGTCTTTTGATAAACGGCTAGGGAAGTGGCTCTCATTGTGGCAAACCATATTTCGCTATTGAAATTGCTGCTGCCTTTGTGCGTTTAGATGCCGCGTACCAATCGCTTGAAATGTCGGTAGGCGTTTCTAATTCCTCAAGGTCTTTAACAATCTGAGCGCGTAAATCTTTCAACGCTTGTTCCTTTTCCTCATCACAGGTCATTTGTTTTCTCCAATCGCAATTTGAGCGCAAATATCTTGAAGCTGAAGGAGTGAGTTCTCCAGCCCGTTTTTAACAATCTGCTTTCGGCGCGTTGTCAAATCAAGAGCGCAAATCTCGTCATAAATTGCCAAACGAGTTTTGGCTTCAATAACTGCTTGCATCCTTAGAACAATCTCTTGCCCTTCAGGAGTGTCCAAAATAAGTTGTTTATTCTTGATTTTCCAATGCTGGTCTTTGCAAAATAGTTTCATTCAATAGGCTCCTCAAAAGTTAGGGCAATCATAAAGATTGCGAATAAAGTTAAAACTACTGCGATCCAAAGTAGCGCGTTCATGGGTTGCACCGAAAGTGTTGGCAAGTTCCCATGTTGCACTCGCCGTGATTTTCGTGGCACTCGTCACACCAATCGTAACCGTAGGAGTGTGGGTTGGTAGTGCTTTCGCAATCGCAAGTTATACATTCGCAAATGGCTTGATCCTCTTTGACGAGTTCAAGGATGCGGACATAAATGTCTGGGAGTATTGGCTTGAGGCTGGTCATTACGCCACCTGCTTCATTGCGCCGTAAGCATTAACAAAAACATATTGGGTAGCAAACTCGTTCCAACCTTCGTAAGCGTTAGCGATTGCATCAATTTCTGCACGGATTTCCTTATCGCCGTTGTATCCGATATTGATAACGCCGCAATCTACTGTGCGGACTTGAAACTTATATGTAGGAAATTTTGCTTTTAGCTCTGCGCGAATTGTCTTTGCTGTTGTTGCTGTTGTTGTGTTTGCCATTTTCTTGCCTTTCGTCAGATTCTCCGTTCGTTCCTCTGACATGACAAAACTTACTCCCTACGCAATAGGGAAGCAATCATTTTCGGCAAAATCTTTATAACGATTTTGTTACTTTAGTCATCGAACAGATGTTCGCTTATTCCTCATCGGACTCTAGGGGCTGATCAAAAATTTCAATTTCTACATAGGCGTAAATTGCCCCCGTTGCGCCTCTTTTTCGCATCATCACAAGCTGGATCAGGGCTTCCCAGACTTCAGGCTCGCCGGTAAAAGTGCGACCCCCAAGAATGGTGACAATTTGGTGGCAGCCTGGGCAAAGGGCAATTAAATATTCATTTTCGGGATCGTTTTCTTTGCCAATTACATGGTGGCTTGATAAACCTTTTATATTTGTTCTTGAACATAATTGGCAGGTTCTTTCAGCCAATCCAATCGTGTTATTTCTCTTTCCTCCAAAATAACTTTGATTTGTTCGATAATCATTTCCGCATTGACGAGAGCAATAAATTTGCTTATTGGTGAATGGTATAAATTCTTTTTTGCAATTTGGGCATAATTTTTCGGGTAAATTGCTGTGTGTCCGGCGATGATCTATCCACCATTCCGGAAAATGACGCTCGATGGCCTGAGCTAGTGTTTCTGCGCTAAGACTATTTTTTTTGGCGAAAGTTGTTATTTTTTCATCCATAAAATCAATTTCATCTATGTAGCTTTTAAGGCTTGCTTTGTCGTAACCCTTGCCTCTTGGGATTTTTTTGCTGCCTTTATTGCCAGCGTGATTACCTAAACCCAAACGGGAAATTTTTAACGCAATTCCGGCGTAGGGTCTGCCTAATCTATGAGCAATTTGAGCAATTGTTAAATTAGCCTCTTTGAGTTTTTTTAATTCTTCATACTCTTGTTCTGTCCAATTACGATTAGCCATTGGGTAGCCAATTTTCTGCAAGCGTTCATGAACCGCTTGACCAGCCATTCCAAGTTTTTTGCCCGCGTTCCAAACCGAACCCGTTAATTGGTAAGCCTCAATTATTTGTTCGTTGGTAAATCTCGGTGTAATCTTTGCCATATCAACTCCTTGTTAGTTGGTCACGCCCTCGGTGGTTCGCGCCACGCGGGGGTCTTTAATTTCATTAGTTTATCAGTTTGACAGAATAGCTACTGAATCGGTGTGCCTTCCACCAAAAACTTAATCAAAACTCAATAGAAACTATCTCATCGGGAAGCATGAACTTCACGCGCCCCTCACCGAGATAGTTACGCATCCGAACTTCTAGCCCAAACTGTTCCTCTTCAATTTGAATAATGTCCCAGCGAGTTTCCCCGCGAACTAAGACATCCCCAACCTGAAGTTGTTTAGCCTTGCAAGTGTGTAGAGTTTTCATAAATCCCCCTGATCTGTAACTCTTACAGGATAAGAATGACATAAATTACTTACGAGCGCAAGTCATAGAATCGCTTCTGAGCCGTATTTAAGGCGATCTCGTAGGGATTTGACCTCGGCAGGGATTGGAACGCCCACAGGGGCATCTGAAGCCGAATAACGGGGTGGTGTGGGGGTAGGCGTGGCTGGCTTTTCGCGGTTTGTGTAGTAAGCCACCGTATTCACCGTTAATGGCTTGCCTTCAAGGGCAACAAGTGGAACAAGTTCGGTTAGGCGTTCAATGCTGACTTGCTTCAAAAGAAGCTGAATATGTCCGGCAATTTGCGCCCCCGATGGCTTGATCTCGCCTTTGAAATTGTCAAAATACAAAGCAACTAATCCCTGAACGCCGTTAGGCGTTGCAGTATTTATCTCTGTTCTCTGTTCTCTGTTCTCTGGATGCATTACCAACGCATTACTTTTTTCCCTGTAACGCATTACACGATCACGATTAAGTTCCTTTTTACGCTCAACTTCGGACTTTTGGCTCTGATATTCGGTGTAATTTATTATCAAAATTCCGTCAGAAAGTTGCTCCCAAAGTCCAGAATTTATCAATTCTTTTGTGCCTTTTACCTTAGAAATTATTGCTTTTGGAATAAATCCGTCAGTTAGGTACATCCCGGAATAACACAATCCTGAAATGTAATCTCTAAAAGCCCTGTCGCTCAATCCCACAATTTTAGGGTTTTGTGGAAATCCGTCATCTAGCTTAATCCATGTCATTTGCTACCCCCATCAATCGTTTGGCTAACCAACTTACTACTGGAACTGCTACTGCGTTGCCCATCTGTTTATACCGATGCGTGTCTGCTTGCCCTTCTGTCCAGCCGTCAAGAAAATCTTGAAGGCGTTCACATTCTGTTGGAGTCAATCGGCGAACTGTTGGCGAATCAGCAATAAATAATTGTGCGTGATGCGATTGTGGTGATGGTTGATGCCCCTGAAGTGTCAAAGCGATCTCCGTTTCTGTTGCGCTGAAATTGTTTGCCTTCGCATCTTCGCGTATTGAATAAGCCATCATTGGCATATTGTTACCACCAACACCAGCAAATAGACTGACCGCCTTCATTCAATCTCCTTCACGGCTTTAATGGCTACATCAAATACACTATCAACCCATGAAGCAAATGATCCATGAGGCAAATCCTGAACCTGCAACCAATCTCTGCGAGTGTTCTCTAATTGCTCAATAGCTTTTTGTTTTGCCTTTTCATTGACGGCTGAAAGGTGCTGAATAAGTAATTTCTGTTCGGCAAGTTTCTGCGATGGTTCCATTTCGTAAGCCTGTTCAATTAGCTCTAAATGATTGCATTTCCTTTTAGTAACCGAGCAGCGAAACTCATGCTCAAACTGAAAGGCTTTAATTGCCTCCTGAATAACTTTCACGCTTCACCTTCTTTGCCTTAGATGCCTCGTACAAGGTTCGCAAATTTACTCCCCACTTATCCAAATCCCGGCGTAACGCGCTAAGAAATGGGTTGTAAAAATCTTTCTTGGCAAGATACTTTCTTTCGACTCCCGAAACCCCGCCATACATTCCGTACTCTTCGCGGTTAGCGTATGCCCATTTAAGGCATTGCTGGCGGATCGGGCAAGTAAAACAAACGGCGCGAACTTGAGAAAATTCCAAACCTTTATGGCGTAGCAATTCCTCTTCTGAGAAAAATAAATCCGTACCAACTCCGCGACAGTTAGCAAGAGTCCAATCCACATCTGAATAAGAAATCTCATTTATTTCCCTTGACATCCAATTTCCCCCGTTGCATCGTAAAAAGAACAATAATGAGAACAAAAGAATCCAGCCGACTTCTCTGGAGCAGGTGGTTCGGTGCGTGACTGAACATCTTCCATCCATGCCCTAGCCTCATCTACAAGTTTTGGGTTGTAATCATCCTCCCAAACTCGAATGTCGCTCATCTTTCCATCACGGGGAATGAATACCAATCCAACTTTCTTAACGGGGTATTCTTGAGAGATAAGAGAAGCGTAGATATTGACTTGCATCTTTTGTTGTTTTGTAGGCAGTCCACCCTTAGCCATTTTCGCCAGGGTAACTGATTTCCAATCATAAACAGTTTCAGCTTTGCGCGAATAGAAATCACAATTACCCTTGAAATACTGATCGTGAAAATTACCCTCAAGGATAAAATCATCACCAAATACATCGTAAGCCTTCAACGCCTCATAAATCGCTGAGTGCATCGCTGTACCAATAATCGCGGCTAGGTTCTCCGTTTCAAAGTTGGTTTTCGGCGTTCCTTGAATAATGTGCCACGCTTGCCGGCGACACCCTCCAACCGATGAAGCCCCAAGAGCAGTTTGTTTAGAACGCTCTCGGTTGGAATCGGCATCTTTGAGAGCCGTGACAAGGGTTTTAACTATGTCCATTAAAGTTCCATGCTCGACTTGATAGAAGATGAAATTGAGCGAGTGATGTCCACCTGAGTTTTCAAGCGGTTGGCGTTAGCCCTTGCCGCCTTGACTTGAGCCTCTGCCATAGAGAGCGCAAAGTGCAACTCCTCGTTCTCAATAAGAGCCTGATCCTCACGCATGGTGACGGTCATTTTCATATCGGTGTGCGAGTTTTTAATGCGAGATTTTGCCATGCCTACTTCGTATTGGGCGGTAAGTTGTTGGAAACGGGTTTCGGCCGTTACCAAATCCGCGTGAGCCTCATCAATTTCTTTAGACAAATCAAAGAGGCGTTTTTCAATTTGTGCTGGAGTTATCACAGAACCTTACCTCCCCCAATATGGCCTGCCCAAAAAATCATCCCGCCAAATACGGCAGTCCAAAAAACAAAGCGAACAACAGAGCGAACGCGGTAATAATTACGAGAACGCTCGCTAGTAGGTAGTGGGTGCATCATGCTCACTTTTCCAACTCCTTCTTGCGGTTAGAGATGACTTGGTTAAGAGTCTTGCCATCAATGACCACCGTGAGAAGTCCAGCCTCTTGTGCGCCGGTGTAGAACATCTTCAACTCAGCGACAGATTCAATTCCTGCAACTTGCTCGATTGCTTCCTTAGCGAGCGCAAGAGTTTCAGGAGATACGGTTGGAGTTGGCTTGTGTTCCTCTTTGGCATCTCCGCGAGAATCGGTAAGGTCAAACAAATCTCCCTTATGCCACAAATCTAAAGCCGCACCAAAACGCATACCAGCATTACGAAGCGCATCACCGATAGCCTCTTTGACTGCTTGAGTTCCGCGTGAGTTTCCTGAATCGCCATAACCAATACGAGTGATCCCGCAAACTGTTAGGCGAATCCATAGACCGCCCTTTTCATCGAGCTTAGGCAAGCCATCCTCGCCAATAGCAAAAGGCTCCCAAGACCATTCAAGGTCGGTTTCAAGAAGTCGCTTAGTAAGTGCAGCGTGACCTACATAATCCAACTTCATATTGCCTTTAGGAATCTGATTAATTTCATTAGGCGCAAATGGTTCAAGCATCTTTGCGACTGGATTTACTGCCTTTTCAGCCATGTCCGTTCCTTCCATGTTCTGCCCTTGTTGGCATTAGTTACACCTTAAAGCAGACCACCGACAAAAGGCAAGCATTTTGAGCAATTATTTTTGGTGTTACCCTTAGCCTATGATTGCGGTGCGGATGCAGATTTATGGGCTAGTTGTCGAAATTGACTCAGGCGATAGTTACCCAGACCAAGCGCACGACATAACCAATAGAGCGATTGAATCTTTTGCCTCAGCCTTAGATTTAGTGAAGGCGGCGGGAATCGTGGTTTATGACCCAGAGTTTGACCCCGAAGATTTGAAAGATTAGTATTTGCGCCCCCTGAAACGCAAAATAACCCCCACCGATTAAAGTGGGGGTTATGTGTTTTAACGCATAATTTTATACCTCTAGAGGTATAATTTAAGAAACGCCTTTACTCAAATTGCAGAATACATGGCTGGGTTTAATGTTTTCCAAAGTGTGCGAACCGCCATTAATTAAGGCAATTACATGATCTAAATGCAATCCCTTAGGGTCCTTTTGGCGATTAGCTTCAAGGTCAATCGGTTCACCGCATATATGGCAATTTGTACCCCATTTTTCTAATACCATTTGGCGGGTAACTGTTTCAACAATAGGCGCGTTCTTTTTTCTTGCATATCTCGCAAAATCTTTAGCCTTTTTCTTTTCAGGATTTGCTTCGCGCCAAGCCTTTTCAACCGCTTTAACATGGTCGGGATTTTTAGCGCGATATTCACGGCTTTTCTTTGCCCGTATATCTTTAATTTTTTGATTGCGAAGTCTGACCTTTTCGTTAATGGCAACTCTGCATGGATCACAAGTTTTTTCACCATTTGCTTCGTGCGCTTTATAACCAGCAGAACTTCCGCATTTTTGACGGATTAATGGTTCCTTTGTGCAAGGTATTGTTCTAGACCTGCGATATTCTCTGCCAGCAATCTTGCAAGGCTCGCATTTTGATTCATGTCTTTTGCTGTGTGCTACAAAACCAGCATAAGTTCCACATCTTTTATCAAAAGTGGGTTTTGATCTGTTATTGTTTTCCATTGTACGGTTCCTATTCAATCGTGCCGGCTCTGGGGTGTTTCTAGCACCGCCAGAGCATTTATTGTAACACTATCTAGTTTCCCCCGCGAGAACGGATAAATCTCTTCGAGGATCGTAACCATCGCCAACAACTAACGAAATAATGCCAGTAGGCGATTCAAGACCGCGCGAATCTCTAAACCAAGCAGACCCACCATCCATTGCTGGAACTTGTAGCCACAATCTCGGTCCGACTTGTTGAGCGCGAAAATGATGATAGTGACCTGTCAAAAGAATATCGGCGTTGCCTATTGGCGTTCTGCCCGTAGCTTGACCTTGCCACCATTTAGCGGCATCTCTTGACTGATGACCGTGAGCCATGCCAACAATCACCCCATTTAATTCAATAGCAAGAGTTGAGTTATCTCTTTCGGGGTAACGAAACTCAACATGAGCGAGCGCCGGATTTTCAGCGCAAGCATCTTGAACGGCTGCGACAATATCCAACTGCCAAGAGTCGGTTGGATCATTAAGGGCAATGCGGTGAACCTCGTCATGGTTGCCCGGTACTGCTGGAATTATTAAACGCTCTGTAAGTGGAGCAAAGGCCTTAACCCAGTTCATTAGAACTCGGCGACCTAAGCGAACCTGTCCCGTAATCCCTAAATCGCTACGGTTGAGAACCTTGCCGTGTTGCGATACTGAACCCTCGATGCAATCACCAAGTTGAGGCAAGCAGTTAGTTCCAATCGGGCGACCCAATTTAACTAATTCGTGATGGCGGTGGACTGATTCGTCAATGGCGCGGAAAACTCTATTGACTGTCCCCTCGGTTCCATCTCCACCGTCTTTGCCGTATTGAGTATCGCCAATCGCATAGACCCCAGAGAGATCGCCTTTAGTTGGTTTGTGTTTGCTAGGTTTCCATTTCTTAACTTCGGCAATAAGTTGCTCAATGTCAATTTCTAATTCGTGGCGTACTTGTTGCGCTGGCTTGATTGATACACGCGCCGCCTCTAACCATTCTCCATCGTATCTTTGCCAGCGAGATTTGCGAACGCTCACAACTGTCCAAAGAGAAGGGTCTAAGTCAAAATCTTTGAATAGAGCGACTGCATCGGGAAGTTCGCCCGCGTTGCGAGGAGTTGAAATAAAATAACCCCCGTCATTACCGACATCTAACCTAGCTCGCCAGTCTTGCGGGGTGTTTGTGTTTTTAATATCCGAACCCGAATTGGCAAGTTTGGAAAGATCATCGGCAAGGCTCATTTGAAACACCTACAACCTTTTCTCCTGTGCTTGTAAATAGTTTCTTTGCCTACCTTGTATCCATTAGAGTTAAGCAAATCCCATAAGGCGGTAGATGCAACTGCTTTATTGTTCAGCGCCGATTGAAAAGCCTCTTGCTCATCTTTGTTCATAGCCTTTAGCGCGGTATCAACTGAGCAAGCAAATCCAGTTCCAACCGATGTTTTTTCTAATTCCTTTAATGCTGAAATTAAATCCATTTTGCCCCCTTTAGGTTGAGAACATCCTACAATAAAAAATAACCCCCACCTTTTATTGATGGGGGTGTTTTGCTGGTTTGATAGCACTCGCGCCAGCGAAGTATTTAATTTTTTCCAAGCGTTAGCAATTTACTAACAATCAAAATTCTATCTTATTAAACCGCTATTGATCTTGATGACACGCGTAACATCTGCGCCTTCTGGTTTATAGGGGTCAGTTGGGATGCCAATTGGCTCAGGTACGCCGTTGCCTTGCATATTGGCTAAGTAGGGAGTTTGAATATGAGAATCGGGCGTAATGTTTGGGTTAGCCATTGAATCGTGAGATACTAGCCCACCCGTAATAAATCCAACAAGTATATAGCCAATATGAGGCATATCGTGTTGAAAACCCGTTGCTGCCCAAGTTGAAAAAGCCCCGGTCATAGCAATCATTAACTGCTTGGCATCAAAAATCTTAAACTTAAAATGATGCTTCATAGCGAACCTTTCAGCTCGTCATAAATAATCTGAGGAAGTGGCCCTACAACTTTAATGCCTTGTTTAGCCTCATATTTGACAAGCGCTTTTTGGGTTTGAGTATTCATAATTCCGGTTGCATAAATAGCGGGAATAAGCCCTGCCTTGAGTAAAGCCTTTTCTACCGTCATTACGGCATCGTTCTTTTGCCCGATATTAAAAGCAGTTTTAGAAATGGGAAATGGGGGCGCAATAAATACTGTTTTAGCAGGGGTTGTAGCCGTCGGCGTAGTAGTCAGTAAACCGCCGTGAATTGCCCCTGTAGCGCCAGCAATAAGGGTTCCCGTACCTCCAACCACCGCAGTAGCCTTCTTGCTTGTAATGCCCTTTGAAACAGGTTTAAGAGGTATTGGGTATTTAGGTCTGACAATGGCTGAAATAAATAAATATGGGCGATGAACTCTAAAACATCCGCTTTCGTGGATTGAGTCATTGGGATTACCTGTATTAAATCCAATGGTGGTAATTCCATCAGGGCTAACCGCTTCAAGTAATTCAACATGATCTACTACACCATCTGAATTCCAGTCATAAAAGATCAAATCACCGGGCTGACCAGCATATTTATTTACTACTAACCCCTGTCTTTGAAACCAAGGAAGCGCAGCAGGATTGTAAGCAAAACCTTTAGGAGTTTGTGCGGCTACAAGATATGAAAGCCCAACTTGCGCAAAACACCAAGATACACCCATCGCGCAGTAAGGAGCGTTTTTAATCCCATACCAATCGCCATAAGGATTCTCATCTTGTGCGCCAGCATGAAAGCCTAATTGACTGCGAGCTACATTTAAGACATCAAGTGCAGTTGCCATTTATCCCTCCAATAAAAAAAGAACCCCCAACCAACTTCTCCTTTGGCTGAGGGTTCTTAATTAACTATATTACTTTGTTGATTCAGCCGCCACTAATTTATTTGCATCGGCAATAGCCGCATCAACTAATGGTGCGGTTACGGTTGCAGATAACCCAGTCACCGCATCAATTTGATTGACAAGTGATTTAGGATTTATACGAGCAATAATTGGAACAATAAGACCAGCCACAACTGCTTTGGTCATAAGAACTTTGAATGAATCATGCGGTGAAACTTGATGTACCGCAAGACCAGCAGCAAGAACGCCGTATAAATAATGTTCGGCGTAAGCCGCTTCTGACTTACTGATATGGAAATTAACTTTGCTTGCCATTGTTCTCCTTCGAGTTAGCCGAAATGTGTTCGGCGGCAGGGAGCGACCCAACCTTCCTGAATCTTAGCGCATCCCAAAGTGGGGCAGGAATCGCATGAATTCCAAAATGAGTACGGTGATGAGCCACGCATAAAACCTCAAGATTGCCCGGAGATTCAATCCACGCCTGAAAATCTTCATCGTTTTCAAAGTGAAGCCCAAAAGCCTCGGCAACCTTAGAAGAATCTGTGCTTCCTATCTGAGAGAACTCAATGTTTGAATGATGAAGTTCTGGCCCACCTGAGCAAAGATCGTCATTGACGATACATTTCCAAAGTCCTTGTTTTTTGATTCGTTCTTTAGCTTGATTAAAAAGATGGTAATGCGGATCATCTTCACGGGGAGCGTGTTCGGGAACATTAGTTATTAAATGAAGGGTTAATGCTTGAGAATGAGCATCTGTCATTTTAATCTCTCATCTGGAAATGGATCATGCGGAGTAGCCCATCGAATTATTACTGGGACAAATGCCCCTAAACAAACTTGCCAAAGAAAATGACCATTAATAACATCTTTAATATGTAAAACAATTTCAATAGTTAAAAAGGTTTCAAACCAAACTCTAAAAATAGAAATAAGTTTCCATTGTAAAGTTTTATTCAGTTTCATATTTTGCTTTCATTACCTCAACATCAATCTTAATAATTTGTTGATTTTCTAGTAATTCTTCAACTTTGTTAATAAGCCCAGTTTTGCCATCGTTGTAAAGCGCGTATTCAATACGAGTTAATTTATCTTTAAGTTCTTCCGTGTGTTTGCTAATGGCATGTTTAGCAATCATTCCCATTCCTGCCAATAACGCGGCAAATACAAAAAAATAAGAATAAACAATAGTTGCTGCATTAACATTGGTAAACATGGTTGCGCCCTTTCGAGTTATGGGGTCGGTTTAATTCCTTGTGTTCCAATAACATTAGGGCGATCTGTAACCGCCGTTGTTGTTGGTGGTGTTTCTTTTGGCGTTGTAAGCGCAACAATTGTAGCTTTTAGAACTGCAATTGTTTGTGCTTGTTCGCCAATTTGTTCGCGTAGTGCTTTTAGAATTTCTTCAATTTGTAGTTCATTTTGTATCACTTTGCCTCCAAAGCAGTTAGTCTTGCTTCATGGTCTTGAAGAAGTGGTATTAACGCTACCGCAACGCGATCATAGTTTACAGAATCAGGTTGCCCTTGTTCATTTTTATTCATAAGAAGATCATCAAGAACAGGGATTTCAGCAACTTCTTCTGCAATCAATCCAAGGATGCGAGGCAATCCTTCTATAGAACCGCCTTGAGCATCTGCGGATGCTTTGTCTATGAATGACTTTGGAGCAAGTTGCAAGATTGAACTGACTGGAATTTCTTGAGGTTGAACATCTAACTTGTAGCGCAAAGATGATGATGACCGAGCGAGCACACCAGTTGAAGAGTTGATGTAAGCATTTGCTGAGGATGTTGTCGTGGCATAACCCGGATTGTAAAGAAAACTGCTAAATGTTGCGTTTCCAGAGGTACTTATTCCGCTTGCAGTAATAACGCTAGTGCTGATATTGCCAGAAGCATCAACTGAAAAAAGACCACTAGAAGCAGTAAAGGTTGAACCAACATGAATATAACCAACGGTTGAGATATTTCCTGCACTTGAAATAATAGTTGAACCATTTGTTAAATCAGATGAACTAATTGTAAAACCTGCAATAGTTCCAGATTGAGCAGTAAGTGATACGGATGCGGATAATGTTCCAGCCGTGATATTTCCAGCAGAAATTGTTCCAGCATAAACATACGATGAAGAAATTTGAGTTGCAGTAATAGTTCCAGCGGCGATCTGTGTAGCTGTGATTGTGTTAGAAGTAATCACATTTGCGTTAAGCGAACCCGTTTGAATTCTGCTTGCAGAAAGATAGCCTGTTGAAATGTTGCCAGCGTTAATATTTGATACATTGATTACACTTGCATCAATGGTTCCAGTTGTAATTTTATTGGCTGAAAGATTTGGATAAATAGCAGAGTTTCCAAGAGCGTTAGAACCCCAAGATGTTCCATTCCAAGTTGAAATAGCGTTATCGGCAGATGTGTTAAACCACATATCGCCAACTGCGTATGTGCCACCCGTAGGGGTTGAACCTTGGCGGTAAATAGCATTTTTGCCATTAGCAGTAGTTTGAGCTGCTGCAATAGCGGCATCTTGGGCAGAAGTCCAAGCAGTACCATTCCAAATATAAAGTTTATTGCCAGCAGCAGTATCAATCCATTGATCGTTTACTGCATTAGCGGTTGGCGCGCTTCCTGAATAAAATACTGTGTTTTTAGTATTAGCAAGAGCAATAGCGGTGGTTGCTTGAGTATTAGCTAGATTGGCTGCTGTTAATGCTTGACTTGAAACACCTTGCGCACTTACCGCAGTTGATTGTGCGGCATCTGCCGAAACTTGTGGGCCACTATAAGCTGTTTCAATACGAGATAAACGATCATTTATGGTTTGAAACATTTCTTGAAGATTGACAGGAAGATTTACATAAGCCATTTTTGCCCCCTAACTATTTGTCAATGTTGTTGCCAAAGGTAAATTCAAAGTAAGTGTAATACGATCTGGGCCATCTTCGCCCGGCTCGGTATCAATACCGATAATGCGATAAATTGCACTAAGCCCCGGTGTTCCGCTAGATGGGGAAGGAAATCTATCATCGGTAATCATAAGTTTAACTTGATCGCCAAGATTATATTTATCATAAGTGGGATCAATATAACTAGGAATAACTGCTTGAATGGTTGTTGGTGGGTAAGAGATTGCGGCAAGTTTTCCTGAAGTAATAGCGTTTAATAAATTTAAGTTAATAACATCAATAGCATTAACTGTATCTTCAAGCAAAGGCCAAGTCTTACCAGTACCCAATTTATCGGTGTCATAATAAGGAGTAATAAGGCGGTTTTGATTTGCTCCATATCCCACACCCCATACACGGTTTGCAACCCGTGATCCATCTTCAACATAATTGTAAGAAACAAGATTGCCGGGAAATTGAAGATTTATAGATGATACGCTTGATGCGCTATATGTTGCTCCCGTAGTTGGCGAATAAACAAATAACTGATTAACAATTCCTGAACTTGTTTGTTGAGAACTGATATTAAAATCAAAAAATGTAGAGCTAGTAGATAAATCTTTCCATGCTTGATATACGCTTTTCATCTCAAAATCAAAATATGTACGGGTAACAGAACCACCCGATGAACTTGATCCATATTCAAGAATTCCTATATTGCCATGAGATATAGCATTTGCGCCAGTTAAAATATCGCTAAGAATAGTAATTGGGTCTTGCGCCGTGTAAACTAACCCGCCTATGCCAGTACCGCCAGCATTAGCATTGTAAAAACTTGATGAGGTAAAGCCTGAAATACGGCGATGTTGATAATAAGAAATCATTTCTTGGGCAGTTATTTTAAGTATTTGAGTAGATGAATCCCATTCGCGGTTCCAAATAATTCCTGACCAATAAATAGCCGAACCCTTAAATACATAAAGAGCAACTTTGCCGGGGGTTGTTCCTGCATCTACATTGAGGGTTGAAGCATCAATACCTGAAAGCAATAATTCTCCGGTAAATGTTCCAACCGTAGATAATTGAGAAGTAAAATTAACGCGAGTAAAAGGCAGTTCTGCTATTACGGGATTTGGTGTTGATCCCGATTGATAAAGTTGAGTTGTAACATAACGATAGTCGTTACTAGCCATTAGATATAAGCATTTCTATAAGTAATAGCCATAGAGCCAACTGAGCTAGTCCAAGTAGTTGAATAATTTGGTGGCAAAGCCATCCAGTTCACTACAGTATTAAGAGTATTGCGAGCCGATATACCGTTTTGGGTAATTGTTCGTTGCAATAAATCAATAACAAGCGGAACACCAGTTGTTACATTAAGAAAATTCATAGAATATGCGCTATTGCTTGAATCCGTAATTGCTCCACTTGCGCTAGGGCTGGAAATAACAATAAGGGGACATGAAATTGCCCATCCATTATTGGCAAGAGATACCGATGTGCTACTTGTTGGAGCTTTGGCGGTATCATCATAATATCGAGGATCAGGAAAAAAGAATTCAACGGTTGTGACAATATAACCAAAAGTAAAATCAGGATCAATGGGAGTTGTAATTAACCGAGCGCGACCCCACATACGGCGTATGCCAGTTACAGAAGTATCACCCGAAAAAGAATCTGTAGTTAATTGAAATTGAAATAATCCTAAAGTGCCAGATGGTTGAGCAATTGAGTTGGCATCATTGTAAGCATTTGGATAATAGCCAAGTTGTTGTGGAGCAAGTTTAGACTGTAGTTGTTTGTAATAATACTGAGCGTTGTGAGTTCCATCGCCAATAATTACCATATCGAAAGTTACAGTACGACCATCATAAAAATCGCGCCCGGAATATGAACCGTCAATATAACCTCGGTTATCATCTTGATTTCGAATAGGGGAACTGCCACCCAATCCGTCAATGTTTTCAATGATGTAAGTAGTACCTGCGCCAAAAGTCAATCCATTAAAAGAAAATTGATAAGTGCTAAGTGTCATTTATCTGCTCCCTGATTTCAATGGTGCGCCTTGAGTAGCAACCTTAGCAGCCGATTTTGCGCCATCTACATAGACATTAACATTAACGCCAGCGCCTAATCCTGTTGTGCCTTTCATTTGTTTTTTAATAGATGTTTTTGCACCCGATTTATGTTTTGCGGCATTAGCGGCAAGAAGGGCAGCAAGATTGTCAGCACCTTTAATACTGGAAGATGGTGCTTGGCGCACACCCACACGCGCAAGTGCTGGAATACTTTTACTGTAATTTTGTGTTGATTTAGTATCACTATTGCTAGTAATGACTTTGTAACTTGCATAAGTAGCAGCAGCAACACCAAGAGCAGTCATTCCAGCAACAACGCTAGTACCACCAGTTGCTAATGCTGCGGCAATATCTACGCCAACTAAAACAGCTCTTAATGCAACAAAAGCATCTTTAATAACGCCAATAGCGGTAACAAATCCAGCAATTTTAGGAACTGCCCAAATAGCCGAAAGAGCTATTACAAGTCCTTCAAATAATCCTTTGTTATCACTAATCCATTTGCCAATTTTTTCAAGGTCTGGGATGCCTTTACCAATAATCCAATCGCTTAATTTTTTAAAAGCGGGCAAAAGAGCAGTACCTAACTTTTCCTCCATTAAGCCAAATTGAACCGTAAGTTGTTTCCAGGGATCGGCTTTAGCAGCAGCAGCAGCAGCGTTACGAGTTCTATCTGCAATGGCTTGCATAATTTGAGCTACTGTTGCGCCTTTAGGAATTGTTTTACCTAGCGCAACACCCAAATCGCCCAATCCGCGAGCTTGCCCCATAGCAGCGCGAGAAACGGTATCTGCTGCTTGAGCAAGAGATTCTTGTTTGAACGCGGCAAGATCGGCGGTGGCTTGAAGCATATCTAATGCTCTTTGTGGGCTACGAGTAGCAGCAGTCATTGAAGCAAGCGCCGTCATAGTATCGCCAGCAGTAAAATTAAGTTTTGCCATTGAATCAACGGCAGTATTCATGTATGGGGTAAACGCCGCAAAACTTACGCCAGTATCTTTAACGGCGGTAGAAAGTTTTGCTTGTGCGCCTTGAACATTGATCGCAGCTTTAATACTTACTCCGGCTACTGCGGCAAATGCTCCACCGATACCAACAAGAGCAATACCAGCCATACGAGATGACTTTTCCATTTTAAGCATACTGGTACTAGCAAATTCACCATTTTTTTGCATTTTGGTCATTTCGCCGTTTATTTTACTAAACCCTGCAACGGCTTCAGTTACATTTGCTTTAACCTCAAAAAATATATCAAACATACCTGCCATTTATATTCTCCCTAGGTTAAAGTGTTTTTTAATAATTTCTTGTGCAATTACTTGGAATTTACGCCACGCTGGTTCCATAAATGGAAACTTAACGCCTTCTTTCCATTTCGGCCCACCAAGTTCAAGATGCCTTGCGTATTTCATGCCAGGGCCAACAATAGCGGTATAAGTGTCAAATCCTTCTTTACCTTTAACGCCCGTAATAGAACGGCGTAAGTTGCCTGTTCGGTTTTTAGGGGGTTGCCCAGATATGGCAGGATCATTTTTGTAATCGTAAATCTTTGCGCCTCTTTTGGCTTGTCCATTAACATATCGTAATTTATTGCCTACAACCCCACGCTCACCTTCAATTTCATTTTTAGCCAATCCAATAAGAGATGTCATCATTTCATCACGGGCTGCAATAGCATGATTATTAAGAGAAGTAGTGGTTTTTTCCCAATCGTTTTTAACCTGCTTGAGATTGCTGATTATCACTTTCAACCTGTTTCACGATGTTATGAATACCAATAACCCAATCCAACATTCCGGCTGGTTGATTATCGGTTTCTTCTATTGTCCAGCCAAATTCTTTAGCGCATAAATAATAAAGATATTGTTCGTCAGGATATTGCGCGTTTGGAGTTCTGTCTTGACCTTCCAACGCCCATTTTAAGCGTTGGATTTGTCGAAAGGGCTATCGGTGTTCGCTTCTGATTCAGGGGTCTGAGCTACAGAAGGAAAGAGCGATGATTGTGCTTCAAGGGTTTCAACCGCAATTGCATCATAATCAGCCATTGTTAATTCATCAAGTGAAGTAATAACAATTGATGGAATGATTAGATCAAATGACCATTTTTCAATAAGAATAGCGATTAAACCATCAGTCATTGACATTGCTTGCAATAATCCTTCTTGACCATTAGCGGCTTGAAAGACTTTTTTGCGATCTTTAACGCGAAGTTCTGAGGGGTCACGCAGAGTTACTGTGTTACCGCTTGGGAGTGTAATTGTTTTAGACATAGGTTTCCTTCCAACTAGCCTTCTCTGTTAAGGTCTAACTGGTGGGGAAGGCGGCCACCAGTTAGACATCTTATCCTTTACTGGAAAGTGCCAGAAGGAAGCGCATTTTGTAAGGTAAATTTGATAGGTGAATATCCTGAAGTTGTACCAACATCTGTTGTGTTTCCAAGACCTTCAATATCAACCGTAACTTCTACATACTCGGCATTACGCTCAATTGCGCCAGTTACATAAGCACCCTTTGTGAGAGTGAAAGCAATTTGAGTAGCGGTTGATCCCGCACCTGTCGAAAAGTTAAAAGTAAGAGCAGGTTGGGTGTTAGTGATATAGCGAGTTAATTCCGTGTCATCTTGCATGACAAAAGTAACCTTGCCTTTAGCGCTCAAAGAGCCAACAAATACTTGATATGGAGATTGAGTATTGCTTACTCCCCAAATTGCTTCTGACTTACGAGATAAATCAATGCTACCTGTGCGAACATAACCTACAGAAGAACCGCCAATTGTAACTGTTCCAGTCCAAACTTGAGTTGGAAGAACTGTTGAAAATGATGGGGCAGGGGCGGTTGTTGTGGCAGATGGGAAGCCCATAGCTTTAACGGTATATTCCAACATTCCATCGGCGTTAAATGTCAAACCAAAATCGGTAATTTGCGATCCGGGATATTGACGAGTTCCGGCTGAATAAAAATCTGTAATTGTCAAAGACTTAGGTTGAGCATCTCCCGTTGTTCCTACTGCGTTTTTCAAAGCGATTGCGTGAGTATAGGGAGCAGATGCACCTGTTGTAGTGACATCGCCAAGTACGCCAGCAATCCAATAACCAATGGTGTCAGCAAATACTGGCCCACCAAAATCTACGGTAGTATTTTTACGACCTTGAACATAGTTGTAGTTTTCAACAAGTGAACCACGAATACCTGTATCGTATAAAGGCGCAACAACATCAACAGGCTTAAAAGTGTTGAGTGTAATTGGAACAAAGTTTGCAGCGGTTACGGCTGTGCCTTTGGTGGTTTCTAAAGCCACCCCAAGGTACGATTTTACGGATGGTTGTGCTAGTGCCATTTCACTCTCCTACTGTTGGGGCTGGCGCGGTTGGTTTGGTTTGTTTTGTTAGCGATACATTAAATGCGCTGAAATCATCAGGGGCATCAAATGTGTCACCGGGTTCTACTGTTATTGCGATTGAAGGAAATACGCGCTCGTCTGAGCCGTTGTATTGAAAGGTTGCCATTTTTGCTCCTATGCTTGAATCATTTGGGTAACATCAAAACGAACAGATGCCCAAGTATCGGTATAAGTTCCACTACTAGAATCAGGTTCGCCATAAGAAACGCTGATAACTGGCTCAGCACCTTCCCATACAAAAATGCCTGACGGATCGCCAAATTGATGATCTGAACGCAATTTAGTTTTAAGATTTTCTATTACTTTGTCAAAATCATCCATAGCATCTTCGGGCTTACGCTCTGAAGAATGATGAAATAATTGAATAACAATTGAGTATTCAACGCGCTTGATTCCGCTTGTAGCTCCACCTATTGCTAGGCGATTTTCTTTTTCAGATTCAACAAAAATAACTGCGGCAGTACGCGAAAGTTGAGAAGGCAACGCATTAGTTTGAAAATCAATTCGTTTTGGAAATGAAGTAAATACTTGATTGATTCCATCAACATTTGGCGCTTTGATAAAATTTGCAAGCGTGGATCGAACGGCGGCGCGACCTGTCAGCATTAGCGTACTCTGCGATAAGGAATAAGTAAGTCTTGAGCCATTTTAAGTTCTGAACCAATTCCTTGAGAACCTGAAATTTCAGAAGGCTTGCTAGATATGCTCATCACCATTGAATTATCACCACGAACTTTAAGCATGGAAGTCGTTACTAATATCGCTGCTTCTTTAATGGCTGGCGGTAAAGCTGAAATAGATACACCCGAAGCGTGAGTATAGGCAAGAGCGTTAGTAAGAGGAATTGTTGTTGAGGCAAAAGAATAAGTGCTGGCAACTGTGACAAATTCTGAATTAAAACCGTCATAAATCTTTAGCGTAAGTCCTGCGGTAATTCCCGTAGCATCTTGAACCATAAGGCTTGAAGCACTAGCGGTAGCGGTAGCAATCAAGGCATTAGCGTAACCTGCAACATATTGAAGATTAACAAACATCTCCGAACGAGGCATAGCAGGTAATCCAAATTGAAGTGGGCCTTGTGTTGAATAGTTAAAACCAAGATTTCCGGCAGGAATAATAATTTGATAATCTTCAATCCATGCAACAGATGGATCGGTGATTGCGTTCATTTGCGCTGATGGATTGCCGTAACTAAGTGCAGTAAGCGCAATAATAGGGTTGTATCGTGGATGGATTCTAAGTGTTCCATCTTGGGTGATTCTTGTTCGCATATTTTCTGTCTCGGTGGTTGCTGCAAGAACTTGGTTGCAATAGGTATCAATCCATGAGCTTGCTCTAGCAATGACATTGCTTAACTCCGCATCCTGAACATCTGGGTCTTGCGAATTCCATACAAGATTATCAAAATCAATTGCAGTAGGCGCATTTTTATACTCGGCAAGAGTTAGATAAGGAGTTGAGAACTGATGGGTTGTATTTGAAAAGGCATTAGCCATTTATCTCTCCGCACTTTGAGCATTTTTTGAAGAATGAACCGAAGCCGCACTTATGACAGGTGAAGCCAACTGTTGAAATGTGTTGAATAATTCCACTTGCGCTAGCGACTCCCAAGCCTTCATCTTTAAGTTTTTTAACAAGTTTAGGGTCTTTAATTTCAAGTAAACCATCCTTGCCAACAAACTTACTTTTTTTGCCGTACCGGGTATCAACTGAAATACTTGTCATACCCTTTGGTGGAATCATTTTTGTCATTATTCGCCCTCTCTAATGAGAGAGAGCGCACCTTGCGATGCGCTCTCAATCGTGATGAAACTAAGCAGCCTTGATACCAGAAACCGCGCCAGACCATGATGGGCCGTAGGACACGAATGTTCCACGCCAGTAGGTTGATGCTTCGTTCTGTAACTGAATCTTAGGCCAGTTGAGGTATGTGTAATCCTGCACATTGACGGCAGCCCAGAGGTTTGAAACTTCTGAGTTTTCGAATGGAAGGACATACGACAAGATTGGTGCAACGCCCTGTGGAAGATAAGGGTGAACTGTTAGATCAACAAGTTTTCCTGTTACTTCGTTATGGAGTGCGCCGATAACTGCACCGCCGACATAATCCCCGACATCATTTTGAGCAAGGTTTAGACGATAGTTAGCAGTTGAGCCATTTTTGATGGAATCTGAAAGTTGCTTACGATCAGCACCGTTTAAGAAAATCTCATCAGGGTTAGCAAGGTTGTTTGCATACATAGATGCAAAAGCAGTCTGGAATTCTACGCCCGGATTGCTTGTCGAGAATGATGCGTTAATGTTGTTGTTGTAACCTGACTGTGAACCAAGAACATAGCTCAAGATTCCGTCATAACCTGCGGTGTAGGCAGATGTATCAGCAGCGTGGTTAGAAGCAACATCGCCAGCAACCGCAAGAACACCCTGAAGGGTAAACTTTGTTGTTGCAGAACGGCCTTGGTAATACTTTGCAGTATCAGCAGGTTCAGAAGCACCAACGCCAGAGAATACTTTGTATCCAATTGCGCCTGAGATTGGAGTAGAAACAACCACATCAATAACCTGAGTTGATCCATCTGGGGTTGCAGAAGCAACAGATGAAACAACAGAGTCACCGAATGAACCAGCATCGGAAGTTGCCTTGACCCATACCTTTGTGCCTAGTGAGATAGGTGTCTCACCTGTGGCAGCGGTACGAGCAGTTGCGGTAATTGTTGGAGCAGTAAGAGCGCCAGAGAATCCGTTTGCAACTGTTCCGCGACCCATCAAAAGCATACGCTCTTCAGCGAGCATAGATGAGTAAAGAAGTGTACGAGCAGATGTAGCGATCAAATCTTGGTATCCAAGACCAGAATACTGAGCATCAAATGTTACATCATCAGACAATCCGAAAGAACTGTAAGCGAAGATCGCATCTGAAGCGGTATAAGAAATCTTAGGGCCGCGATTGAGGTATAGAGGTTGAGCAGAACCAGTTACAGCAAAGTTGTTCTGTGTGGTTTCTGTAATACCGGGATGGATGTTCGCTGTGCCGGTAATGGCGTTAGAGAACCCTGTAATTTTCTTGATTCTGTGTGCAGTACCGACACCCTTAGAGCGTGGAAGTTTGTTACGCAATGGAGTTGGAACTGGAACGAGATACTTAGCAGGAGCCTCTAGGTCATAGGCGGCAAAAGATGAGCTAAGTGGTGTAGTAAGGCTGATGTCCTTACCAATATCTGCGGTCTGAGCAGCGAGAGCGTTGTTCAAAGATGCAACTGCATCGGCAGATAGTGACTTGTTAGAAAGCAATGCTGCGATCTGTTCTGATGCGCCAGTAGCTTTTGAGAAAGCCTGTGGAAGTCCTGCATCAACTTTTTGCTTGAACATTGGGTCAGTATTAGGGTTTGATGTTGCGCTCTTTAGGGCGGTATCAAAAGCCTCTGACTTTACTGCCAAGTCTTTTGGCGAAGAATCGCCAAACATTTCTTGGGCTGTTGCCATTTATTTTATTTCCTTTTCGTTTAGAGTGTTTTGCCAGAGAATCCGGCAGCGTTCATTTCGTCTGCTGCTAATTCAAGATAACCCTTAGCAAGAATTGGATCAGTCGAAGCATCTGCTTTAGCTTTGAGAGTCAAAGCCTTAACAATATGCGCGTTCTGAGTTTCCATTGATAATTTTGTTGCGGTGCGCTTTGGCCCACCTGCAACTGTTTTTTCCAACGCCGTTGCTAGTTCAGTTTCAAGACTTAAAGCCTTTTCAACCGCTGAATCTAAATCAGCAACTAAAGTAGCTTTCTCTGCTTCAAACTTATCCATAGCACTCTTAACGGCTTCTGCGACAAGAGTTTTTAGACCCTCATCTTCTGAGGTTTCAGCCTCAGAAACTTCTGGTGTTTGTTCTGCAATTGCTTCTGCAATTAAGGCAGTAGCATCAACAGTTGAATCTGCTTCGACAGACTTTTCTGTGCCAAGATCAATCATTTCGGCGGTAGTTACATCGGTGCGACCATGAGCATCGCCGGGTGTATCGCATCCGCACTCTAAGCATTTAACAGATTTTTCTTTCATGGTGTCTGTATGACCAGCACACATTTTTGAGTCGCAACCCTTACATGATTTGCAACCAGCACAATCGCAACCAGCGGTTGAATCGGCTTCTTTAACTGTTTCTGCCTCGGCAGAAAGTTCAATATCTGACATAGGTGCTGCTTCTCCTTCTTGAACTTCGCCTTGATACCAAGCCATAAGGTGATTAGCAACCTCAATAAGTTGGTTAAGCGAATAGGTTTCATCACTTGAAGCAGCCATCTCGCCAGCCTCAACAATAATAAGTTGAGCAATAGCGCGGCGAGCCGCATCAAATGAATCTTGATCAAATTTCACGGTGTCGCTTGTCAAAGACTTAGCCAATTCCGTGATTTGCTTAATTGTTTCCATCTTTGACCCTTTCTCGGTCTTGATATTCTTAAACACTTCGCTAGGCAAGGGAGCTTTGAATTCGTGCATTTCCTCAACCCGAACAAGAGTGCTTTCTCCATCAACCGATTTAGCCAAAATCAACTTAGCGTTGGGATTGGAAGGGCGATCTACTAGAGAAACTTCGATAATTGAACCGTCAATGATTCGACCATTAACGGCTTTGGTGTCGCGTACTACGCGAGGTGCTTTGATGCCTACTGAGAATCCGCGATAAACTTGAGTCTGAACTTTTTTAACTGCCAATGGATCAACAACATGAACACCAATAATATGTTTGCCGTTCTTATTTTCATATTCTTTTGCTACTCCTGCTGCGTTAGGGCCATGCATTTCACGAACATTTCCACCGGATGTAAACCAATCTGGCATAGCCTTTTCAAGCCAAGCAGGATCGCAAATTTGCTGATCAAGGTCTAGTGAGTCATCTGTAGCGTTGCCATAGACCATAAGCGTTCCATCTTCATTCTCGTCATATTTGAGAATAGTGGCATAAGCGGTAGTAAAGTCTTTTTCCATGTGTATCTCCTTAAACCGATGCGGTTACTACAACAAGTCCTGCGCCAGTACCAGCAACAGATATGGCGTAAATTTGATCTCCACCATTGCACCAAAGCTGACGGCTTGCATTTGCGGCAAGTTTGATTCCCTGAGTTGCTCCTGTTGCGGTAATACCAGCATCACCAATCCAAATAGCGGCGGTATCAAGATTGTCAATATAAACGGGAACATTCTGACGGTTTCCTGCTGGAACAGTAAAGACAATTTGAGCAGTTGTGCCTACTGTGTTATTGGCTTGGATTAGTGCCATTGTTTTTCTCCTAGAGGTTTGAGGTATCTACATAAGGTGCAAGATCGCACATACAATTTGGGTGAGCAGGTGGCTCGGTATCCCCTGTTGGGAAAGTTTCATCAATGCCGATAGGGGAAGCATCGGCGTTTTCTTTACAATCATCGCAACCCTCTGCGACTAACCATTCAACTTGAGTAACCCCTGAATCTTGATAAAGGTTTCGAGAGGCAACAGATACGGCTCGGCTCATTTCGGTTTGAGCAATAATAAGAGCTTGTTGAGGATCGTTAATAACTTGATCTACCATAATTGAAACTTCTTTAGGCGTAGTACCTGATTCAAGGGCTTTGCTTAAAACAGTTCCAATGCGGTCAAGTTTTGTATTGCTTACGCCATCAATTACTAAACCTCTGCGATCTAGTAAACTTTGCAATCCACCCGAAGGTTTAATTAAAGCGGAAGCGGATTCATTACCGGGCTTCCAAGTTGCCCAATCTGTAACTGGCGCAATTGTTGGGCTGATAGTAATTGATTTGTCAATTTGTCCAATGAGAAGGGTTTGCGCTACTGCCTGACCTAATACCCATCCATCGGCATATAAAGGCTTTAGAGAGGCAATTAAGGCCGTTTTATCGGGTGTTATATGGGTGTTAGCCCAATCACGGGATTGCTGAGTTGTTACTTCTGTCTGCCCTAAATGAGCCGCAAAAAAAGTAGCAACAATGTCATCTGCGTTAAACGCCCTTTTGAATCCTTTTTGAATTTGGTCAGCGTGTTTTGCAGCAAGGCGGATAGTCGTGCCATGCCATTCCATTACAACCCCAAATAGCGTTCGGCGTACCAGCGAGCGCCGTCAATATCTTTGGCATCAATGAACTTATTAAGAACCTCGGCATAAGATTTTTCTAAATGCTCAAAGTTAAAAGAACGATCAGGTGTAACTCTGTTAATCCAACGAACAAATTTAGCAACTTCTTGTTGGGCAGGAGTAGCAGGAGTTTCGGCAGGAGTTTCAACAGGTTCTTCTATTTCATTGCCGTTTTCATCAAGATTAGTTCCAGCGGCAACCATTCCATCTGGGCCAAATAGATAAACAGATTGTCCGGCTACAAAAATAGGCATATCGGCTTCAGGTGTATCAAGAAGTGGCATACCGCGAGAGGCGCGATCTTCATTTAAACTATTTCCACCGTTACGAATTCTAAGATCGTCACGCTTTGCTTTTTCTTCATTATCTGTTTGATCGCTAGGCGCTAAACGAAATTCTAGTTCGCGTGGCATACCTAACCAACGATAAGAAAGGGCTGAAAGTTGTTGTGAAAGCCATTTAGCCGTAGGAATAATTCCAATTGCTTCTGCGGCTTCTTTCTCGCCTTGTTGATGTCCTGAACCGCCTAGTCCTGCCTTAGAAGAATATCCAAGTTCGGTAGGAAGAACGCCAAAATGTCCGGTAATTGAAGTAATGAGGTAATCATCTAAACGATCTGAAAATTTCTCACTATAGCCTTCTTCAAATTTAAGTTGTCCACCCGGAACAAGAAGGCGCATACGATTTCTTTGCTCAGTCTGTCCTGATAGATCATCGTTGTAAATAGCTTCATAGGCGCGAATTTGATCGGGAGTCATTGTTGCCGACTCTGGCAATTCCATCCAAGATTTAGGCATTACGCCATCAGTAAATTCAGCCTTAATCCATTGTTGGCGGCGAAGATAAATATCTGCCATAGGTAAAGCGCGTTCAACCGGTGAGTATCCCCAAATTGAGTTAGCCCTACGATTGCGAACTAAGTAGGCAAGTTCATCGCTACTAAATTCTCCATCGGCTGCTTCATCATCTACGGTTGCATGAAATTCAGAGCGTGGGAATCCAAAAAGAATCTGTTGATAAGCAGGGCCAACTGAAGGATCAGGGCGCATACCGCGATCATCTAAAAGAGGCTTGATAGTTGAACCATCAAGAATCTGCAAACCACGAATTTCGCCATTAGCCTTCATTTGAGGCCAAATAGCGAGCGCATCGAGAACATCTATTTCTTCGATTGCCATTCCTAGCCAATCGGCAAAAGTTAAACCATTATGAGGATCAGGAGTTTCCCAAAATGCGCGAAGGCGAGCAATCTCAGGAGCAAACTTTTCACGGGCATCTGCCATAGCACGAAGGTGATTACCGCCAGACTCGGCAATAATTCTTTCACTAGCTGAATCTGAAAGAACAATATCCCAATCAAGCCCAACAAGTTTAGCCTTACGAACTTCAACACAACGGCGCAATATGTCAATTTGATCTGCTGCTACTCGCAAAGTTTTGAACGGTACAAGGCGATTTTCAAAGAGGTTGATGTTTTGAGCAACAAGGAATTCATAACGGCGCGGATCAGCCCGGTTATTAGCCCCAAGTGGGTTAATCGCATTAGGAAATAGTGGAATTGCGGCAGGAAATGGGTTATTGCCAAGAATCGGATCACGATACATTGGATCAGCGTTATAGTGTTGAGTATCGGTGCTGGTAAGAGCATTGACATTCATGGGAGTAGCAGTAGGCGCTGGCGCTTTAGTAATCTGTTCCGCTACTTTAGCGGCAAGGCGATCTAATAAGCCCATTCGTTCTCCTTTGTCATTTAACCCAAATCATTCCGACATCGGCTGTCGGTCTAAGTTTGTTTCTTTTCCAGCCATCTGATTCCCAAGCATTAGCGTTCTTGTCTCGCCAAGCCCATAAATCTTGATCTATTGGATACCAGTCAGTAGGTTGATCTAAGTGCGGTTCAATAAATTGCGGTGCAACCTCGGTATATCCAAGATTGCGCAAATAATCTAATTGCTTTTGGTGTTCGTCTATTGTTGCCTGAGTCCACTCAAAAGCAATCATGCCCATCTTGCGAGTCATGCCATTAAATACTGACCATTCAGCGCCTTCAACATCTATCTTGATGAGATCAGGTTCGCCGTATATCTTGGCAAGGGTATCTACCGTGATTGTTGTAGCGTGAATAATTCTAAAAGGTTTGCCATTGTAAGGCATGTTTGGAGAAGTAAGCCAATCCTTGTTTAAGGTGCTTAACCCATCTTCTTGCGCTTCATAAAACTCAACGCGCTGGTAATCTTTATCGGATACGGCGTATTTAAGCGGTGTAACTTTTGGATTGTAAATAAAATTTTTGACTAACTCCGCATAAACCCGTGAAGGTTCTACGGCTACTACACTATAACCAAGCGCAACTCCAACAACCGTAGCATCTCCCCGGTTAGCTCCTATATCAAATAGTAGCAAGGTTGCGCTCTATTGATTGCCTATATTCAGGCGTAAGATCAAGTTGAAGCAATTGTTGAAATAACAATCTAGATTCTTCAGCGCGACCTATCCACCAACCAGAAACGGCTTTTTCAAAGTTAAGGCAATAACTATTAAACTCGCAATCAACGGGCAAATCGTTAAGCGGTTGTTGATGCAATCCGATCTTGGCAAATGTATAACACTCTTGCCAATTACCTTGCCGTTCGTGAAAGCGTGACATCCAAAAATACGCTTCAGGGCGATAAGGCAAATAAGCAATAGCCTGAAGGATGCAATTAGAAACTGTGTGTAATCTGTCGTTTTGATCGTTAAAACATTTGGCAAGTTTTAGAAGTGATGCGTAAACAAGGGTTGGATGCGTGTCCTTGCCGTATTCAGCCGTTCTTAAATAAAACCCTACTGCGCTCGCTATCTGATCTGCTTTTTCATATTGAACCGCAACATTAAAATTTAATTGGGGGTCAAATGGGTCTTTAGATAAAGCATAAATAAATTCATCAAGCATCAAGCGCCTCCGCTATTAAGTCCTCAATAATAACGCGTGGCGTACATAACACAAATGCAGCGTTATCTGCTACAGCAAAACTTACAAGCAGATCGCCTTTGTATTCGGCAATTCCTACACAAAACTCAATTCTAAAATCTAAGAATGAAAACTCTTTGGATAGCCCGACAAGGTTTAACTGATCATCATAAACACAAAGTCTATGGCGGTATATGCCATCTTTTTGATTGAGGTAATTCTTAAATAGATCAACTTCATGGGTTATCGCAATGTAGCAATTGCCCCATCTAATGAGCTGAGAGCCACCGCGCTGATCTTTAGGCGGTTGAACTCCTTGTCGAACGCTGATTTGATTGGTCTGTGTTCCGTCAAATTCAACAATTTCAACAGGGCTATTCCATTTAACAAAGTGATAAGGGCGATCAAGAATCGGCATCCAGTTCTTCTCGCAGTACGAGTTATCCGGCGCTGGCGCAGGGATTCGCTTGCGATCAACTTCCTTAGCAATCCAGTTTTCTTTATCTAACTCGATTTTGCTTAACTCCATGCGGCCTACGCCGTTAGTTGTAGTATCACGCCGAACGCCTATGAGGTAATAATCATCCCAATAAACAAGGCGAGCATCTTCTAACCCTACAAACTCCCAAATAGGTTCATGAAGTTTAAGCATTTCAACTTTAACGCAATCAGTAATTTTAAGATTGCTATTAAGCCGTACTAAGTAATTTTCTGTAACTAATCGCTGATCTTTTTCAGGATGCAAATAAGCAAGTGGCCCCCAGCGAGAGGGGAATTGCTGATTGTTCTCTGAGTGATAAAGAATATAATTCACGCATCGAACATTTACAAGAATGTCACCATCACGATCTATAAAGATCGAAGGATTCATACCGCCAAAGGTATGAGGTATTGCTATTGGGGCTAACTTGCCACCTTGTCCAACCGCCTTTTGGACTAAGTTCATTCGCCGATCTTAGCAGGTACTAACTTTCTGTGGAGTGTGCTAGTTAGGCTTGTGGGGCTACCTGAGCCGCAACAATCGCTGCTTGAAATATGGCTATATCATTTGAAAATTGAGAAGCATAATCTTTGTCGCAAATTATCGCTAAATGCTCAGCATTGCGCTTCAAGGATTCTTTAGCATCTGAATCTAACGAGCCTGATGCAAGGATGTTATTGATTACATCAACGCTTGCGTGAGCATATTGAATATGCTGAGCGGGGGTAATTTCAATTATTTCCATTGATTTGCTCCTTTAGTGCAGCCAATTCTGCTGATAAATCTTGAATTGCCTTGACCAAAACTGGAATGAGTCTGCCTTGAGAGGCTTCTAACTTTTCAGGATTATCTCGGAATGTCAATTGAAGGTAATCGTGAGCATCAACCGCATCTTCGGCTGCCACCAAATCTTGTGCAATAAAACCAGCATCTTTTACGCCAACTTTGCCACCATCACGCATATTCCATTCAAAAGTAACTGGCTTAAGCGCGTTGATAAAATCAAGTCCTAAAATCAATGGTTTTATATCTGTTTTATCGCGTTGGTCAGAAAGAGATGTTATGGATGTTGTATTACAACGAAGTGTTGTAACTGCTGAATTACCCAATGTAATTGTATTGGAAACAGTTGCACTAGAGCCTTGAGCGTTATAGCCAATGAATGTGTTATTGCCGCCAGTTGTATTTGATGACCCTGCTGAATCACCAAATCCACTATTTGAAGTTCCTGTATTATTCAATAAAGCAAGTGAGCCAAATGCGTTGTTATTCGTGCCAGTTAAATTGTTTTGGGATGCTTGATTGCCAAAAGCATTATTAGCACTGCCAGTTGTATTTAATTGACAAGCAAGATAACCAAAAGCCTGAACGGAACCTGTGGTTGTATTTTGACCCGCCTGTAATCCAACAGCAGTTCCAGCACCAGAAGTTGCACTTTGTAAAGCATAAACACCTAATGCAGTTGCGCCAAAAGCAGTTGTTCCGGCGGCTAATGCAGCAAAACCCATTGCAGTATTATAAGCACCGCTTGTCAAAGATTGTCCAGCAGATTGTCCAACTGCGGTATTTTGTCCACCTCCAGTTGTCAAAGCACCAAGAGTGTTATTTCCTAAAGCGGTATTGTTGTTAGCAGTTAAATTGCCCTGCCCCACTCTGACTCCATTAAAACTAGAATCTGAAGTGCTTGTAACTGTGCCTGTTGAAAGGGCAGTAGCGGATTTACTTGTATCTCTAGCGCGACTCATTATTCACCTGCCTGTGGTGTAGTTGGAGTGGATAACTCGGATGGGAGTGTGTTGCCGTTGGCTACATAGGCTAGATAAGCCTGATAGTCAGAATTGGCTGGGTCAGCGGGAATAGCATATTGTTTGCCGTTTTCATCCGTACCAACAATGAGGACATCTTGGTTGATTGTTGAAATTACTTTTTCATAAGTCATCATAATTCTGCACTCGCTTCCATATAAGCCGCTGAATTGTTATTGGCAATTAACATAGTGGCATAACCATTTGTTGAACTAGCGCCAGATGCAATGACTTGGTAATTCACAGAATCGTATCCAGCATAATAGCCATTGATAGATGTAACTGGAGCAGTACCAGCACTAAGAAGAACTAACGCTAAGTTGGAAATAGACATTGTTGGCAACGCTCTCATTGTGGTTGGCAACTTTACATATATTGAAGCACCCGTTGAGGAATACCAAGCACCTGCTCCAAAAGCCGTGTAACTGGTATTGGAAACAACTCTTGAGTAGTACCTCTGGCAAGCGGCTAACTCCCCCTGAAGTGTGCCACCAGCGCGGGAGAAGGTAGTTGCGACTGAGCCTAGTTCTAGTTGGACATTGCCAATATAGACAGCAGTTCCATTTGTAACTGTGCCATTTGGCACAATGAGCAATGATTTTGCAGTTGATGGAACTGCATATTGAGCAGCAATTCTTGTAAAAGTAGTTGTTGAAACTGTTGCAGATGTTGTTCCCGATGAGGCAGTTATCTGCGTCCAAGAACCTGTTGGTCCAACATCAACACTTGTTGAATAGTATAACGAAAATCCTAAAGTTGTTGATGCTGAGGCTGCAATATATTGTGAAAGAGTTACTGTTTGTCCAGCAAAAGCAACCGCGTTTGCAGTCTCTACCGCTTGGTTTAATGAAAATGCGTAAGTTCCTGAACTTTGTAGCAACTTCATAGAATACTGAGAACCAGTTGGCACGATTGTGCTTTCACGCGAAAATGTAAAGCCTGTGCCAAGAACATACCAACGGTCTGCATTAACATACCCACCAGCAGTAGTGCTTGTACTTCTTTGCCAAATGTCAAACCCGCCATTGATTGCGCCATTCTTGCCCGCAGTAACCATCGGCCCTGCCCACGATACGCCTGTGCTGGCAGAAGAGTTTGCAACGAGTGTTGTGCCGTCAGCTCCTACTGCGAGGTTGGTGACTGTGCCTGATGCAGTACCGACAACAAAATCGCCCTTAGCTGCGATTGTTGCAAGCGGAATAGCGTTAGCGACTGTGAAGCTGCTAGGCGATACGACTTCGGCAGAATCTCCTGCGACAAGAGCAGTAAGCCCTGTGATCGAAGTACCTGTTGAAGCGGTGTAGTCAGTTCCGCGAACGAGAAGAACGCCGTTGATGAATACCTGCTCTGCGCCGACTGTGTAAGCAAGAGTCGTAGAGAAGCCATCTGTGCCGGACAATGAGGTTTCGCCACCTGTTGCGGTGTAGCGCCAAGTCTGCATAGAAACTGTTGGCTGAGTGCCTTGTAGTCCTTGCAAGCCCTGTACGCCTTGGATGCCTTGCGTTCCTTGAAGTCCTTGCGTTCCCTGTAAACCTTGTGTGCCTTGAGAGCCGTTAGAGCCGTTAGCGCCTTGTGAGCCAGTAGCTCCAGTAGTTCCCTGTGAGCCATTGGTTCCGTTAGTACCTGAAGTACCTTGAGTTCCAAGAGTTCCCTGAGAGCCTGTGAAGCCTTGAGTTCCCGTTGTTCCTTGAGTTCCCGTTGTTCCCTGCGCGCCAGTTGATCCTGTTGCACCAGTAGAACCCTGCAAGCCTGTTGTACCTTGTGAGCCAGTCTGACCTGTGGTTC